GTGGGAGCTATGTACATCACAGCTGACCCATCTGGACAATTCAAAGCCTCAATCAACAGCGATACGGCTGATAGACGAGACTTACCACACCTTCGACCTGCTGCAACTACTTTAAACCTTGTAGTGTCTTTAAAGACCTCTTGCTGCCACTTAAGCAGTTGGAAGTTTAACTCAGACATCTATCACCTCTTGATCGTCACTTGTTGACACCATTGGTGATGTTAAACCTGTAATGTTGATAGACACTGTTGGTGTGTTGTTACCAGCCTTCTGTGCCTCAAAGACACTGACTGGTACAATCCTATCGACAATTAACTTCCATGCTGCAGCTTGATTCTTATGTTCATCATTCAAAGCTGCATCATAAATAGCTTCTAGAACCTTAGCACTCTTAGGAGAGTTAAGCATCCTAAGTTTATATTCATTGATAATTGCAGCATCACCCTTAGGTCTTCCGACACTACGGTTCTCAGTGATAGCCTTAAGCTCTCTCTTTGAGGTACGACCTACTTTATTACCTGTTGGTTTAGTCATCTCGTCTTTGCCCTATATAGGAGACCGTTTAAGTGTAGTACTATATAGTACTAAGACATATTAACATAAATGTTTCATAGACATAAATATTATAAGTACTTATATAAGTAATATATTAATAATAACTTATAATAATTATCTTTAATAGTGTATTTAACTTCTATGTTCCCTTTCCAAGGTGTACGGATCAGCCTTAGAAGTCTGTCTAAGAAGTGGGGTCAGGCTTCTTAGTAAACACAATTATTTCCTATGAAGAATATTATACACTATGTTTGTCTATTTGTCAAGTCTTTTCTTAAATATTTTTACTTTATTGTGATTATAGTCACATTAGTGACACTTTAGAGTTCCCCATTCTCAGGGTGTCTAGATTGTCCTCTAGAGTTCAACTTTTCCTTTGTAGATCAATTGGTTATGAATTATAACTAGTTAGTCCTATTTAGCCTTTTTTGTATGCTTTGTAGGCTCCTGCAAAAGTAATCACACAAGCCATGACCCTCCCCCCAGTCACTTTGAAGCTCAGGTTAGTTAGTGCTTACTTCAAAGATACTAAGCATACATATAATAAGTACACTTACTAATATAGATCTAAATAGGAATCATTCGCATCTAGAAAGTCACGGTGTAGGGGACGGTGTAGCACCCTCTGAAGTACCTCTGAAGGATACTCAGGGTTAACCCTTACAAGTACTCCTAAGGGTATCAAAGATACTCTAGAGGGTATGTAAGATACTAGGCAGGGTATCTATAAAGTTATTCACAAGTTATTAACAGGCTGTGGATAAGATACTCCTAGGGGTATGCAGTTATCAACAGGTTAAGTCTTATATAAGAGTTAGAATTGTGGATAAGTACTAGTTGTGGTGTTAGTAACTTTGTCTAAGGGGTAAGGTACTAAAACAGAAATAATCGCTCAGAGGACGTTTAAAGAGGTTTTAGGAACCATGAGAAAAACTTTTACAGACTGTGAGAAAAAGTATGTATTATTTACAGTTTGTAAGGTTCGTGTAAGGATAGGGTTGCACAATACATACATCGCAACAACAAACCAAAGGGAGTCAGTATGAAATATCAATCTATGTTCGATATCTGGGCAGTGCCTACAGACCTACTCAAGCACGTCCAAGCGGGTCAGATGGTATACGCAGGGGATAAGTCAAACAAAGGCAGATTCTTAGGTGTACGCAAGTCAGGCTCTATTGTAGTGGCTTGGCAGGGTAACATTCAAGCCCACACTGACAAGCTGGGTTATATCAAGTCACTTCGTAACTATGCAAAGGGAGCATAACATTATGAACAAAGAAACTTTATACGATATTCTGTCAGCAGTACTGTTAGGTCTTGCATTGGCCTGCGGTGCTCTAGCATATTTTGACGTACTCACTAAGTAAGGGGATTATTATGAAAACGATTGAAAGAGAATATTTGGCTCAAGCTTATGCCTCAGCATGGCGTACAGTCAAGAGGGATAAAACAACGGTTTTGGTGCTAGATAACGGATGGTTTCAAATTCAATACGGGCATGGAATTCCTGCGTCTAAATGTAGGGCTGAAAAGTTGTTGAAAGGTTTAGCAGTATTAGTAGGCCGTTTAGAGCAAATGAGAGAAACACCAAAAAGCATGGGAGAATTATTAGAGTCGCCTAAGTGACAGTCTACCATGTTGGAGTGTGACAGACTCCAATGTAGTGCACTATCGCACTGATAAGGCTACGGCCTAACTTTGAAAGGTTAAACATGAAATACACAATGACACGTCACGTCTTCATTGACATGATGAAGGCTCAACGTCCTGACAACTTCACCTATGATGCTTTGAACCTGCTATGGGATCACTTTGAAGAATGGGAACAGGACACAGGTGAAGAAGTAGATTTTGACTGTATCTCAATCTGCTGTGACTTCTCTGAAGACACTCCAGAGGCTATAGCTCAGAATTATTCGATTGACACTGAAGGAATGACTGAAGGTCAAGCCTTGGATGAAGTCATGCAAACATTGAAAGATAACGGGGCTTTTATTGGTCAAACTGACTCAGGTGCTATTGTCTATTTAAACTATTGAAGGATTAATCATGATTGAATTCGTACACAATGGAATACAGGTTAAATGCAAGCCTGAGAATGCTTTGAAGTATAAGCAACTCATGGATAAGCCACCTAAGACAAGGCAAGTGCCGGAGCGTAGGTCTTATCCTCAGTGGATGTCAGGAATGACCACAGCGGATTACATTCAAGCCTTTCACCGCTTAAATGACTATAGATTGATCCCTTGTGACCATGTATGCGTTAACATTTGGAGCGTGCCTACATTGTATGATCACTCAAACCCTGAAGTTTTGGAGGAATTAGATCCGGATTATGTAGAGACTGCAAAGGTTAAGGCTAAACCTGCCACCAATGCACAATTAAAAGCAGCTTTAAAGACCCTCATTGAAGCTATCTTTGAAGGTGACCCTCAAACAATAGGCGATGAAGCTATCAGAGCAAAGGAACTTCTAAAATGAAAACCTACAAAGTCAGAATGATTCAAACGCAACACTTTGAAGTCACAATCAAGGCTGATTCTGAAGAGTCAGCACGTAGAATCGCCTCATATACATCGCCTGAGGAATGCAAAGAGGATGAATACGTTGAATGGGAAGTATATGACATTTATGAGAAAGTAAAGGCTAAATAATGAATACTAAACTATTAAAACACACACGGGAGCTATTCAAGTCATACGATGTACCTGAGCACGTAAGGCGTGATTATCGTCGCAAATGGATCAGATCAGTTCGTCTATTGGGTGAGAAGTGGCTTTTAAGTCAATCTGTACAGCGTTTAAACCCTGCGAAGGGGACTCTAGATGTATAAGATTGTCTCTATATCCTCAGGCATTGTCGTTGCAACCTTTAATAAGCTATCATTCGCTCAGGAGTGGCTTCAAGATAACAACAATCTAGAGGGTCAACCTGCAAACCTTTATAAACTTGTCATTAATAGGAAATAATCATGAGTACTGTAACATTCACATTTGACACACTATTGGCTGATAGCAGGGCTTTGGTGTCAGTGTCCTGCGAAGTAGATCAAGATGGTGACATCGCAGAATTCAACCATGTACTTTATGAGGGCTTTAATGTCTACGATGTACTGTCTGACAATCAATGGACTGAGCTTGAATGGGACGCTAAAAAGGCCTATGATTTAGAACACACTGAACAACAGACCATAAACCATGACTTAGAAGCCATTTATGGCCTCTCTAAGCCTTCATTTAACATTAGGTAAGGGGTAGGTAGCCATGTTATCAGAAATTGACTTAAAAGACTGGATTGAGCAACCCTCAGTCCCATTGTATGATGTACCCAAAGAGACACCGATTAAGACTGTCAATGGGTTGTTATGGTTCAGTCACATTGACGGGGCATATAGCCTCTGTTACGATGCTCAAGGAAAACCTGTGCACATGAGGGCATGGGCTACAGTTAACCCTTTCAAAAGGAAAACATGACATGATTATGAATGAATACTGCTTTCAAGTAAGCCCTACAAGGACAATTTGGGTGACAGCCTCAAATGAGGATAGTGCCATTGACAAGGTGTATCAAGAGTTAGGCTATGATCCTGATGACATGGAGCTAGTTGAGATTGTGGAGGATGTCTAATGAAATGCTTATGCTGTGACAAGATACTGACAGACTTTGAGAGCACCCGTAAACACGCAGTTACAGGTATGTTCATTGACTTATGCCAGCAATGCTTCAAAACTGTACAAAGTGACTCACATCTGCCTACAAAGGACAGACAAGATCTCATATCAGCTGATGATATGGATGACACTGTTGACAGTGAAGATGACAATATAGACACTACTGACAGTAGGGACTATTAAGAGGGGCTTGACAGAATCTTAAAAGTATGCTACCCTATACTTTAAAGGTATCTACAGAGTACCTAAGACATTAACATATAAGTTAATATAACTATTAAAGTATTTATATATAAATATACTTATATAGTACTTTAAAGTGCCGAAGGCACGGAAAGTGTGTAAGTTTCATAATGCAAAATAGACACTAACCCATGAAAGGATAATTATGTCTATAGAACTTATTGATGATGACATTGACATGGATGTCGTTAAATATGAATGTTGGTATTGGTCTGTCATTGACAGTATGGCTGACTTAATCATGAACAATGGTCGTGACAGAGTTATGGCTGATGTAGCTGAAACTGTCCTTAAACGCTTAAGCGATGGTTATGTCCCTCCTGTTGATGATCCACTGTTATGATGATGGCTTTATTTGTCTTCATCGTAACTTTAATTAAACTGGTACTCACAAAATGAACATTGATCCACAAAAACCTTGGCCTTTTCCGTCTAACCTCATGGAAGGTAACTCATCTGTTAAGACTTTAGCTGATACCTTGGCAATGCTAGAGGATTTCACAGCTTTTCAGCTCAGGGGTGACATCTACTATGGGTATCAAGATAAAAGGGCTTTGAAGACCATTGAAGGGATAAGAAAGGCTATTAATGAAGCTTAACCTTGTACGCAAACCTAGGCCTGAATCTAAGTTCCTAAAACACGTTCCATGTGAACATTGTGGAAGCTCAGACGCAGGTGCTGAATATGACGATGGACACTTCTATTGTTTCAATTGTCATCATACTGAGCATGAGACAGATGCTTGTAACTTATCGGTCATGCAACAGGCTGTAATGCCTAGGAAGCAAACAATGTTAGAGATTAAAGGTCAGATCAAGTCAATACCTGACAGAGGTATTACCTTACAAACCTGTGAAAAGTATGGAGTTACACAAGACAATGGACAACACTTTTACCCTTACACTGACGATGCCGGAGGGGTTGTCGCAGCAAAAGTTAGACGAGTGGCAGACAAAACTTTCAGCATTCTTGGCTCATTCAAGGATGCTAGGTTGTTCGGTCAACAGCTCTTTCACGCTGGTGGCAAGTACATCACCATCTACGAAGGAGAACTCGATGCCCTCGCAGGTTATCAACTAACAGGATCTCAATGGCCTTCGGTATCCATCAGAAACGGTGCTCAAGCGGCTCTGAAGGACTGCAAGGCTCAGTATGAATGGCTGAATACCTTTGAGAACATTGTGATCTGCTTCGATGCTGATGAGCCGGGTAAGAAGGCCTCTAAAGAGGTAGCTGAACTGTTCGGACAGAAGGCTAAGATCGTTAAGCATTTGAGTGGCTACAAAGATGCTTGTGACTACCTTATTGCAGGGGCTACCAAAGAGTTCGTGAATGAGTGGTGGAGAGCTGAAACTTACATTCCTGATGGGATCATCAATGCTGCATCGCTGTGGGAGGAAGTGATTAAACCTGAGGCTAAGGCTGAGGCTATGTATCCTTGGAAGGGCTTGAATAAGCTTCTCTACGGCCTTCGGCCTTCTGAGTTGATCACAGTCACAGCTGGTTCAGGATTGGGTAAGAGTCAGTTCTTGAGAGAGATTTTGTTCAATATACTGAACACTACGAAGTGGAACATTGGAGGGTTATTCCTTGAAGAGTCCACTCGGAAGACAGCTCGAAGTATCATGAGCTTACACGCTAACAAGTTGTTACATTTGCCTGATACACCTACAACTGAACAGGAGCTTAAAGATGCTTTCGATGCAACTCTTGGTAGTAATCGTATCTATCTTTTTGATCACTTCGGTAGCAGTGATGTGGACAACATTGCTAACAGAATCAGATATATGGCTAAGGCTTGCGATTGTAGGGTTATATTCCTTGATCACATCAGTATTGTGGTATCTGGTCAAGACCTTGGAGATGAGCGTAAGGCTATTGACAATATGATGACTAAGCTGCGTACACTGGTTCAAGAGTTAGAGATAACATTGATCTGTGTTAGTCACCTTCGTAGGCCAACAGGCAACCAAGGTCACGAAGATGGACAAGCTGTATCGTTGTCTCAGCTGCGAGGATCAGGTGCAATTGCTCAGTTGTCAGATGCTGTGATCACACTGGAGCGTAACAGTATGGCTGAGAATGACAATGAAAGGCATCAGACTAAAGTAGCTGTGGCTAAGAACCGTTACAATGGCTATACTGGCCCAGCTTGTGTGCTTAAATATGACATGGATACTGGACGTATGATGGAGATGCAGGAGGAAACACTATGAGTAACAGAGAAGCTGGTAAAGGTAGCTCACCTCGTCCTTTTAGCGTAGCTCAGGCTGAGTATGAAGCTCGATGGGATGCTATCTTCGGACGGGATA